ACACCGGCAACGTAGCTGACAAGGGAGATCACACCAGACGAGCCTTCGACCGGCACCACTGTGCCAAGGATGCTCATCGTGACCTTCCGCGGATCCTTCAGCGGAGCCTTCTGGGTTCGCTTGTAGGAGCCTGCGGCCTGCCCGAGGTGTGCGGAGTCGAGCATCGACACCGACCCGCCGAGATCGAGGTTGGTGGCCTCGTAGGTGCTGCCGGCAAACGTGAGGATTGTGCCCTGGGAATCGTCAGCCATATGAGGCGCTCCTGGGAGTGTGTGGCGCCAGTTTGGGCGTCAAGCCGCCGACCCTTGCAGTTCGCGGGCCGCCCCGGCGCGGATCGCCGCCATCGCCGCCACCCTCATCCGGCCCTCGAGCACCGCGGCCATCTGGGCGCTCGACTGCTCCAAGGCTTTGTGGAGCGGCTTGAGGGCCGGCATCCCGCGGACAAACTCCTTGCCGGAAATGAAGTTCTGGGGGTAGGTGCCCATGCCGACCCACTTCCCGCGGGAGGCTGCCGACGAGAAAATCCCCTTCGTCTTCGTCGCCCGGGGGAGGGTGCCGTACTCGACCAGATGGGCGTGCCGGCCGCCGTCGTGGTGGAAGCCAACGCGGGCAGACACTCGGCCGGGGCCTCGCACCTCAACCCGGAGCATCACCGAGTTGGCCAGATTGCCGGTCACGCGACCAATCCCGGCCACCTGCTGCCGGAGCGCCGCCAGGCCGATGAGCCCCGCCGCCTTCACCGCTCGCTCGACGGCGCCCGACGCCACAGACGCGGCCACCGCGGAAACGTCCATGAAAGGCTTCTTTCCCGGAGGTGCCCCCTCAATCCGCCACGTGTCGCTCATGCGGTCACGTCCTCGCACCGCAGCTCGTAGGTCTGCGTGACGGTGTAGTCGGGCAGCATCTGGGCATCCATCGGAATCTCAGCGTTGTCACTCTCGCTGATGAACGTCGTCCGCTGGACGGTGCAATTCCCCAGCGTGCCACGGAAGCCGTTCAGGGCTCTGCGTGCGGCCTTTGCCGCATCAACCGCCCCGGCATAGGTGCGGTCGTAGATTTTGACTTCCAGCGTCACCACAGGCCTGTCAACGGTGCCTGACAGCGAAGCGCTTGCCTGGACGCTCAGTCGCCGGTAGCAGAGAAGGGGGTAGAGGGTGTTCTGCGGCGCGATCACCGGGAAGACCCGCGTCCCAAAGACAGGGGAAGAATCGGCGTGGCTCGTCAGCCGCGTGGACACCAGGGCCGCCAGCCCGCGATTCATGTCGTCGGCCATTCTCACGCCTCCTTGGGGATGTGCCGCTCAGTGCAGGTGAGCATCTGATAGAGCTGCCGCTCGTACTCGTCAATCGCCGCAATCTCTAGCTTTCGGCCACGGTAGACGATCCACATGTCGGACGTGAGCAGAGACAGGAATCGGATCTTGAGCTTGTACATGGTCGTGCCGACCTGCTGCCCATACTGCACGGACTCGCGAGACGACAGCGGGCGGATCTCGCTCCAGACCGAGCAGACTAACTGCGGCGTGAGCGTCGCCTCGCCAGTGTCGTTGCGGCCCACCACGGCCTGATAGACCTTCACCCGCTCGGTCAGGTCGCCAGCGTTGACGGGCATCAGTAGCCCTCCCATCGCACGGTATTAAGGAGCGCCTTGACCCCAAACGGTACTTCCTTGAGCGCCGCCTCAGAAGTCATTTCGCGGTTGGAAAACAGGTGAGCGACCAGCATCATGATCGCGGGCTTGACGGCCTTCGGCACCTTCGTGCCATCCTCGCCGTATCCCGCCCACCACGTCGCGGTAACAGCGTTCCGGTCAACAATGTAGGCTGGCCACGTCTGCCCGTAGAGCGGACGGATGCCCCCTGGGATCTGCTCTCGGTCGACGCGGTACTTGTCGGTCGGCAGCGTCACTACCGTGCCAACGCCGTTGACAATGCTTGCGGTGTAGGTCAGGGCGACGTCGGTGTACCCCGTCGCCCTGGCCATCGGCGGGAACGGCAGCCTGAACTCAAACGGAAACGAGTCGGTGCGAAGCTGCCACTGCGTGTGAATGAACGTCCGCTGCGTGTAGGCTTCCGCCCATTCTCGAGCCGCGGAAATGTAGGTTGCCATCAGCCCCAAATCCTCGCCGGTGTCGTCGATGCGGCACTGGAGCTTCGCTTCCGCAATCGACACCGGCTCCACCGTCGGCTGCGTCAGCCGTATCAGCGAGCGGTACTCGACGTAGCTGCGGTCGGCAAACTGCTGCGTGGTCATGCGGCGTCCTCTTTGGCGCCCATGCGCCAGATGCCTTCGGGCTTCTTTCCGTTCTGCGTGAAGTCACGCGTCGACTGAACCACGGGCGTTGCCAGATCAGCCCCCGGCCACGTGATGTTGTATTCGCCGTGTCCGATGCACACCCGGGGCGTAACGAAGCAGCGGAGGCCGCTTTCTCGCCACTGCTGCCAGAACCACATATCGTCGTCTGTGCGTCCGTCGTTCCAGTCGTCTCGCTCGCTCGGCCTGCTCCAGAACCACGGCTTCCGCATCCGCTTCAGCGCCGCGGTCGACAGGATCGTGCAGCCGAAGTGCGCGGCGTCCACTTCCTGAACAGGGGCCGAAAACCAGTCGGCGGGAAGCCCAGCGCTCTTCGTCGTGCCCGCGCCAGCAAACGTCCCCAGCGGGGTAATCATCGGTCGGCCGTCGTCGCGCTTCGTTTGCAGCGGAGCAAGGGCCTCGCACTGGAGGGCCATCACCGTGGCCATCAGCTGCTCGATGTCCTCGCGGAGCATGAAGGAGTCGTAGTCAATCGCCAGGATGTACTCGCAATCGTCAATCACCTGCTCGAACGCCCGGGAGAGGCACTGCGACCAGAAAGCCCCCTGCACAATCGTCGGCTCGATATTCAGCGGCAGGAGCGCCTTCCACCACACCATGTGGTTTGCCGTGAAGGACAGCCGCGGCATCGACATGACGGCCTTCACGCGAATGTCGCACTTCGTGGAACCGATCTCGACCAGCATGGGCAGCGCTCCGTGAGTGGCAAAACAACAGCGGGCGGGGCATTGCGCCCCGCCCGCGTGGGCGTTGTCAGCCTGTCTGGCCTGTCAAGCGTCAGCCGGTGTAGGACGTGCCAGCAGAGAGCGCGACGCCAAGCTGGCCGCTTACGGCCGCCAGGGCCCCCTTCTGGGCGGCGGTGGTCGGCGGCTGCTCGGCCTTCGACAAGCGGGCCACGGTAAAGATCGAGCCCGTAGCCTGCCCGGTCGCCAAAACGCGGAGGTAGCGGCCCTGCGCGCCCTTGGTGTCGAGGTCGAACCGCACAACGTTGTCGGCCGTGGTGTTGACCGGGGTCGGGATCGTAAAGCCGCTGGCACCGCCGCCAACAAAGGCAGTGATGTCGGTGTAGGTCGTGCCGTCGCCCTGCTGGAGCTTCAGCACGGTCGCCACGGCCGAGTTGGTGCCGGCCGCGGCCACCTTCTCAAACACAACGTCAATCGACGCGTAGCAGAATCCAAGGGTGTCAATCACCGGGGTATGCGTCTGGCTCGAGGTAAGGTTTTCGTCCAGCTGCGCGAAAGTCTTGCTGCCTTCGACAAAGTTCATGGCGGATGCTCCGGGGCGTGATGGCTGTGCGGGTTGGTGAGTTGCAAAAGGGCCGCCGGCGGGGAACTTGGGCGCTCCCCGCCGGCGTCAGTCAGTTATCAGGACGCGGCAGCCTTCAGGGCCACCATCGGGCCGGCAACGGCCGTGGTGCCGATGTCGTGGTTGACCATCGCGGCGCGAGTCGTCGCAAACGTGAACGTCTGGTCGTACTCCATGTAGCGGTCGGCCGAAGTCCGAATCGCAATCTGCCGACGATCACCGAACGAACTCGACAGCGACAGGTCGCCGAAGAGGGCCAGAATCTTGCCCGCGGTGCCGGTCGCATCGCCGAGCATCGACACCACCTGCCGAACGGGATAGCCCATGAACACATCCGGGGCCGGGCCCGCAATGTCGTCCTTGCGGTTGCCGTTGGTCGTGATCATCAGCCGGGCCATGCCAGCCGCCCAGCCGTAGGGGCTGATGTACCACTTCGCATTGCGCCGGGCGTAGACCGGCAGGCGGGCCATCGCGTTCGTGAAGTCGGCCAGCGTCAGCGTGTCGAACGTGGTGTGAGTGCTTGCCGCAGTCACAACGCCCTTCGCGCTGGTCAGGTTCTGTAGGGCAGTGACGATGCCGACCGAGCCGTGGTAGGCCGGCGCCCCGGTCCCAATGAACCCGCCGTCGTCGAACGCCTGGGCAAACGCCAGAGCCGTTTCGGTCGCCAGCTCGTCGGCCAGCGAGATCGGGGAATCCTCGATCAGGCTGTTCGGCGTGCGATTGCCGATGCCCCAGAGCTTCGCCACCAACTCCACTTGGTTGTAGGTGACGGTCGATTCGGTCGGGGTGTCGTTCTCCCCAATCGGCACGGCGGTCAAGCCACCGACGCGGCGCGGGACAAACTGCTGGTCGCTGGTCATCTTCCGGCGCTTGGCCTCGGACGGAAACACGCCGTACTGCTCGACGAGCCGAATGACTTCGGTGCCGAACTCCGGGGCCGTAAGGACACCGCCGAGGGCGTTGACGCTGCCGGACTGGGCCCGCACTTCGTGATCCTGGCACCACTGTCGGGCGTCGGCCTTCCCGAAGACGTAGGCCCGAAGGTGCATGCCGGCGCGGAAGGCGTTCATGTCGGCGTCGGGGCCGGTGAACACCTTCGAGCGCTGCTCGCCGCGGGGGATGGCAAACACCTTCCGGCGCTCCACCGTACCCTCGCCCTTGCCCTCATCGCCCTCGTCGCCCTCGCCCTCCTTTGGATCGCCGGTGCGACCCTTGCCGATGGGGGCTCCCTTGTTCAGGATGCCGCGAAGCTCTTTTTGCTTCTCGGCCATGCGCTCGTGGAACGCAATGCGGCTCTTGAGCTTCTCGGCACGCTGGGCGAGCGCGTCCATCGAGGCGTAGTTCTCGTCGGTCATCGCCTCGCCTTCGGGCGTCTCCTCGAGCGCGCCCATCTCGGCGAGCACCTTCATCAGCTCGTCCATCAAGACTTGAATCTGGGAAGTGGCCACGTGGTGGGGCTCCTGTTCGGGTGCGGTGCGATTGGTCGCGTGGCCGCACTTTCCGACTCAGGGCCCCACCCCTTGCAGTTCACGGGCGGTGTCTTTTATTAGCCGCGTCGCCTGACTTCGGCAGCGGGAACCAACTGCTTCGCCGTCGCGCCGCAGCGGTCGCAGCGCAGATAGCGAACCTGCTGCTCGCCGCAGCGCACGCTGCTGACCGTGCCATATCGCCCGGCCCGGCATTCCGGGCAGGCATCACCCGACTTGTCGGCCATGCGCTTTGATCCACTCCCGAAGGGCAACCGATCGCCGCGGTGCAGGCTTGGCCTGGGGCTTCACCAGGCCGGACTCCATCGCGTGGTGAAACGACCGCTTAGCAACCGCCACGTCGCTGTCGGGATAGGCCGGGTAGGTCGTGGGTGACACGTCGTAGAGGGCCTCGATCTCCGTCACGGTGCGGACGTTGCGGCCAGCTTCCTTGCTCCACCGCTCCCCGCCGGGGGCAACAACAAAGCCAAACGAGGATCCCTTCACGATCCCATCGTCAATGTTGAACCGCAGATCCTGGGCGTAGCTGGCCCGGCCGAAGGGGAACTCGTACCGCAGCCCCTTCTCGTCGGGCGTCAGCACCAGCGTCTCGGGGTGGCGGCCAAGGGGATAGTCGCTGTTGTGGTTCCACAAGGCCCGCGTAGCCACGCCGTCGTCGCCCCTGCGGGCAAGAACCTTGTCGAAGGCTCGGGAGTCAATCCGCTCCACAAAGTCCCCAAGATCGAGCGACAGGAGCCCGAACACCGATGCGTAGCCCACGCACCAGTCCCGCTCCACCTGCTGCGGGGCGCCGTCGACAATCACCTCTTCGCTCCGCTTCTCGACGCGGATCGCGGGGAAGCTGACCGCGGTGTTGAGCAGGGTTCGGCGTTCGATGTTCATGGAGGTGCTCCGTTGTGCTGCTGCTTCTCTCGCGTCCATCTGGCGGGCAAGTTTCTCGCTCCACGTTCGGCCCGGGTCGCCACCCCAGAGCCCGTGCGCAATTCGGCCGTTCGACGGAAATCCGGGCTCGCCGGGGGAAAAGCCTTCGCCCTGGCTGTCGACTTCGTGCCGCGCGAAAAAGCTGACCATGCGCCGGACCGTGTCGGGGCTGATCTTCACGCCGTTGCTCAGGTCGCGCGCCCGAGCAATGCCCACCTCTGTCCCACCGCGGCCAAACTCTCGCCGCCACGCAAGCGCCCGGGCCGCCTCTTCGCGGACGCCGACCGGGGGCGTGAAGTCAATGCCGTCGTAGATGGCGCGAGACTCCCCGCCTCGGTAGCCGGCGGCAGGAATCTTCTCGGGGGAGTCGTCGATCCACACGTCAACGGTGAGTCCGGCTTCCCGGGCTGCGTCTTCCTTCTGCACGTTCGGGCCGCAGAGGATCAGGCCGGACAGGAGCGGGAACCGCTCGCCAAACGTGTCTTTGATTTCCTGGCGGTTCTCGGGGGTGTCCTCGCGTCGCGTGATGCACCACACCGCCACGTCGGTGCCATTCGCATCGTCCAGCAGCGCGTTGAAGAACTCCGGAGCGCGGGCGTAGGTGCGGTCAAAGTCTAGGGCGACGATCATGCGGCAGCCCCCGCAGCAGGGGCCTGGACGCCGTCAGGGGCCGGCGGGGGGGAATCTTGGGGCGGTGGCACTGGAGCCTGGGCAGGGGCCGCAGCGGGCGTCTCAGAGCCCATCACGATCCTCGTCGCCTCAGCCCGTCCAAGCGTTGGATAGGCCACGGTCAGCAGCTCCACGGCGGAAGACTTCGACAGCACGCCGCCCGACACCTGCGCGAGGATCGCCAGCACTCCGTTCACGTCCACGGTTGCCGCGGCGTTCTTCGCGGCCGTCGCCGCAGCGTTAGCGGCTGCCTGCTGGAGAGTCTGCATGTTCAGTTGAACAAACCGCTGGTCGCCGTCAGCGACGGTGTTCATGCTCTCGCGCCGCAGAACGTCGTTGATGCTCAGCCAGCCGTCTTGAAGGCCGGAATGGTAGTAGGCCGATCTGGCCGCAGCGTCCCCTCGCATCAGTTGCGTAGTGTCAAACTCGGGGTAGTATCCCGCCTCGCGGTCGGCGTAGGTCAGCACGTCGCGGCACAGCGTCGTCTCGAACCGGCGGCACCACTCGGTCATCGTGTACGTCAGGTAATCGAGCCCCTGCTGCTCGATGTTGTTGTTGGTCGAGCGGTCGAGCATCCCGACAAGGTGCGGCGGGACTCCCAAGACGCGGCAGATTTCCTCAGCCTGGAACTTCCTCGACTCAAGGAATTGGCTGTCCTGGTTGTTGCCTTCAAACGGGATCGGCTTCAGGCCGCCCGTCAGCACCGCCGGCCGGTGGGCGCGAGTCGGGCCGCGGTGGCTCCGCTCCCAGGCGTAGCGGATTTCGTCGCGGGCTTCCTTGGAAAGCTCGTCGCTGTCGGTCGCCAGAATGATCCCCGGCCGGGCACCGTTGCCAAAGTAGGCGGCGCCGTGAATCTCCAGAGCGCGAGCCAGACCGATGGCATCCTGCGCGACTTCCACCGGCACGATTCCGTTGATGCCGTCGTTTGTCAGCCAGCGAAAATGCGTCAGTTGCTCCTGCCGGTAGTGCTGTTCCTCGCCGTTGTCGTCGCGGTAGGTATAGCCCAGCCGGCCCGTCTCCAACTTGCGGACCTTCATCTTTGTCGGATGCAACGGCTCAAGGGCCATCACTTCCGGGGGCGTCAGGCCAATTTCGCTGTCGGGGGTGTAGACCTTTTCGTTGAAGGCTTGGCCGCTGGTGCCGATGTGGACCACCATCTGCCCAACCCACTCCCACGTCGTCTGCCTCGTGTTCGGGCCGTGAAGGAAGAGCCGATTGAGCCAGTGCTCGGCCGCGTACCGCTCCCCGTCTGGCGTCCGCTGCATCATGCGGATCGGGAGGTTTGCCAGCGTCACCGCGATTCGCCGCAGGCACGCCAGGAATACCGTCGACCGCAGGGCCTCTTCCTCATCAACACGCACGCCGGAAGGGTTCGCGGAGCTTGCGGCCAGAAACCGGCCCGTGTCGTTGTCCCAGAGGAAATTGCGTTCCTCCTCGCGCACGGAGTCGAGGAGGCTGTCGGTCACGCTGTCCGGCAGCCACAGGCCGGCACGTGGGGTCCGCGGGGCGTGAGCGATCATAGGACAACGATTCCGGGTTTCGGCTTCGGGGCCTTGTTCACCATCTGGTCCTGCTCCCACCACCCAAGGGCAAAGATCGCCGCCACCACGCCGTCGATGCGTCCGGTCGACTTTTTCTTGACCGGGCGAACGTCCTCAAACGGGTTGGTGTCAACCGTGACCGCGGCCACCTGCGCCGCCAGGGCCGGGTTGCCTCCGTGCCGAATCTTCCGCTCCAAAACGAGCGCCTCGAATCGCTTCGTAGGGCTCGACATGGCGCGAAAAGACTGGGGGTATTCTTTGACTTTCAGCCCCTCCCCTTGCAGTTCTACGGCCAACTGGGTCGCCCCGGTGATGTCCACAACAATCTGCTCGACAACGTGCTTTTTGGAGAACTCCAGCACCCATTCCCGAATCCGTGCGTGGTCGATCACGTCGCCGTCTGTCGCCACAATCAGCCCCTCGTCGACCCAGCGGCCGTAGGGCTGCCGGTCGCGCGTCTCGGCCTCTTGGATGCGGTCCCGAGGCATGAACAGGGTGCAGACCAGATCGAACGTCCCGTCATCGTTGGGGAAAAACGCCGATGCCGCGGAAAAGTCGATTCGCTTCGACAGGTCCATGCCGAGGACGCATTTCCGGCCGTCGAGGTTGCCCACGGGGCCGGCGCAGGATGCCCACCGCTCCGGGTCAATCCATCGGCTCGTCGACTCGGTCCAGACTCCCAGCGAGCGCCGGAGCCAGCCGTTCATCGCAGACGGCTTGTTCTTCGCCTCAAGCGCGTCGGCCGCAAACGATTCCTCGGTCATGGTGATGCCCATGCCCGGGTTGCACCGCCTCCACACCTCCGGGGAGAAAAAGTCCTCTCCCGGCTTCGGCCCGTAGATTTTGCCGTAGAACCGCGGGTCGTAGGCGGGATTGGCGATGCACTGCTCAGCGTATTCATGCTGCTCCCAGCAGAGGCTTTGCCGGTCGCTCCCGGCCGTCGTGATCGTGATGATGATTGGCTGCCGGCGGGATCGGCCAGAATAGCGGAGCGAACTCCACAAGAGCGCGTCGGGCTGCGTGTGCAGCTCGTCAAAGAAGACGAACGAATACGAGGGCCCTTCCGCCGCGCCTGCGTCGCGGGAAATAACCGACAGGCTCGATCCGCTCGCCCGGTGGTAGATGGTTCTCGTCGAGCGGATCACCTCGAGTTCAGCCGCCAGCCCTGGCGAACGCTCGGTCATGTCCGCCAGTTCGTTGTAAATGACGCTGGCCTGCTTCCGCGTCTTGGCAGCAATGCAACCCAGCGCCCCCGGCTCGCCGTCGCCCAGCAGCATGTAAGCGCCCAGCCACGCAAGCGCCGAAGACTTGGCGTTCTTCTTCGGCACCTCGATATAGCCGAGCCTGAATCTCCGCAGCCGGTCCTCGTTGTCCTCCAGCCATCCAAAGAGCGGCCGGATCAGCCAGTCGCGGTGCCAGTCAAGAAGTTTGACAGGCTCCCCGGCGCGGGCCGTCGGGGAATCCTTCACGTGGCAACAGAGCGCCTCAATGAACGCTTCGACTTTGATCGCCGCCGCCTCGTCGTAGACAAAGCCGGGGACGTACTCAGCCTGCCGAATACTTGGCGCGCCACTGAGCCAGGGCGGAAAGGGGGTCGGCGCTTCCATGCGTTTTCACCTGCGAGCGGCTGCTCGG